CATGAACATTAGAAATATTGTTCTTGTTGCCGGCTCCCTCGCTGTGGTGGGGTTGAGCGTGAAGCTTTGGTGTGAAGCTGGCTCGTACTATGTGAATCCATGGAGACATGTGATGGATCTAGTGCTGAGCGAATTAAGTGAGAGTTACATCGAGCGAACGATGTTACTCAAAAGTGCCTTTACCGGATCCTCTGTCGCTGGCTTACGCCCAGTAGGCGGCCACACACATGGCCAGTCTGCTGCGATGAGAGGTTCGGCATCCTTGCTGATCGACCGCGTTGCGGCCGGGGCAGGGCTCAAGGCAGTGTACTACCAGTCCTCTAGGGCCGATAGCAGGAACGGACGCGAAGGCGTTCGGACCTACTTTTGGGCCAAGGACCACTTGGCAGCCGCACACAATCAAGAGCAGGACCCTTTGGATCTTGTAGCCATGGTTGATGTGGACTACTATGTGGACATGCCGACCTTTATGGTTGACAAGTTTGTGCCACTCTTGTTGTACACCTTTGTACCAGCAGCAGCTGCTGCAGTAAGAGGTGATTACAAGTACACCTTCACTGACACCAATGAGGTGCGATATTTGGTGAATGGAGGTGGATTGTATGAGCACGAGTTGTGGGACTGGTCGGGCGACAGTGTGAGCGTCGACAAATGGTTCCTGGGAATCATCCCTTTGAAGCGAGCGATCTATGCGATCGAACGCAGACAGTTGGATGTGGACCACCAGTTGATACTCCTGGCGCCTCTGCGCAAGTGGGTCGGACCACATGCAGTAGTGTTGTCGTGGATGTTGGCGAGTTGTAAAAGACTCGAGCGCATTCATCCGGTGGTCGGAAAGTTTGTCCGGCTTCTGGTGAACAACACCAATGGAGTTCAGACTTCTACTAGTGCACCCGGCTCTTTCTTGGCAGCGACTGTCCCGTCGCAGGTTGATGATGCAATTAAGTTTGCAGCAACGACCACTGCCAACAAGCTAACAGCGTACACTGTTAAGAGCAAGATGGAAAAGGACGCAGGAACCATGGAAGGTTTCGAGTTACTGCATGCATATTATTTGCAAGAGCAGAAGGAGTCGGCCCAGGTTGACATTCTCGAGCCGAGTGGTGTGCGTCGTTTCCAATGGATCAGCAAGAAGGGATATGACCCGGATGTGAAGCCCTCGATGGTTCCATTTATGGATCCAATCATCGATGGTGCCTTTGCTCCCGACCGTTGTTATGCAAACGACGAACGAGCGGTCCAGAAACGAATTGAGGCCTTGCGCAAAGAACCCCAGACATTGGGAGTGTTCGAGAGCAAGGTCATGGACGAGTATGTGCAACTCTTCTGGGGATTCAAGCGCTGGCAAGAGGTCCCCATGGAAAATGAGGACGTCTACGACAGACAACCCCGGAAGAGCCAACGACGCATCTTGGATGAAGCCCAACATGGGAATCCCACTGACCTCTGCAAGCAGATGTCGAAAGGTGAGGCATATCCCAATGTAAATGATCCCCGAGTGATATCGATGATCAATGGGCCAGACAAGATGGCGTTTTCCGCATTCTCTTATGTGGTTGCGGAAAGACAGAAGAAGCACCCGTGGTATGCGTTTGGGAAGACACCCGAACAAGTTGCCACGAGAGTTGCTGAACTTTGTTCCCGCGCAAAGCTAGCAGCCATGACGGACTGCAGCCGCATGGATGGAAATTACGATGAAAGGGCGAATGAGCTCCATCGCCGCATTTTCGGATACGGTTTCCTCCCCATGTACCACGCCCAATTGTTCGAACTGATGAACCGCATGATCGACATGCGCTCCATTACCACTTTCGGATACAAGTCAACGACAGGA